CGCGTATCACAAGAGGCGACGTGGGATGACTCGCTGTTGTCGCTTGAGCTTGCCGACTTGGATCTTGATGAGTTCGATCTTGAGCTAACAGGGTTTGATCCTGATGAGTTGGATCGACTGCTCGCAGCCGAAGAAGAGGAGGGGCTGACCGACGAGGATGCTGTACCGGAAGCACCAGAAGAACCCACAAGCAAACTAGGGGATATATGGATACTCGGCAATCACCGGGTCATGTGTGGAGATTCGACCAGTATTGATGCGGTTGAGAAGCTGATGGATGGGCAGAAGGCTAATATGCTGCATACAGATCCACCATACGGCGTTGATTACGAAGGCGTGCCAAACGACCACCTTAAAGACGCACAGCTTGAGCAATTTCTATGTGATGCACTGGTATGTGCGTATTCTGTAATGCACAACGGAAGTAATGTATACGTCTGGCATGCTGATATAACTGCGCTTGAGTTTATTAGCGCGTTCAGAATGGCTGGATTTAAGCAGGCCAGGCCATCGACAATACAATGGGTGAAACCTAGTCTCGTGATGTCGCAAGGCGACTATCATTCACAGAATGAACCGTGTCTTTATGGGTGGAAAGAGGGCGCAGGGCGCGTCCGTGTAAAGGATCGGAAGCAGACCACAATATGGAAATGCGACCGGACAGATGAAGCAAAAGTTCATCCAACAATGAAGCCGGTAGAGTTGTGTCAGAGGGCTATAGAGAACTCAAGCATGCCAAATTGCATCGTGCTAGACTTATTCGGTGGCTCAGGATCTACCCTTATCGCTTGCGAGAAAACAAACCGCAATTCTCGATTAATGGAATTAGACCCCAAATACGTCGATGTAATAATCAAGCGCTGGCAGGACTATACGGGTAAGCAGGCAACACTCGAAAGCACAGGTCAAACATTCTCGGAGGTCGCCAATGGCAGCGAAGCAGCCTAAGAAGAACGGCAGACCCAAGATAGAGCTTACCCCTGAGCAATGCGAGTTAGCCGAAACCCTTGCGGGTATGCAATGCACACATGCCGAAATAGCCGCTGTACTCAAAGTATCAGAGGACACCATTACCCGAAGAAAGCAGGATGACCCAAGTTTTGCGGAGGCCATAAAAAGAGGCCAGGAGAACGGCAAGGCATCTATTCGCCGCATGCAGTACAAGGCGGCCAAGGACGGCAACGCTACGATGCAGATATGGCTGGGCAAGCAGTACCTCGGCCAATCAGATAAGAGGGAAGATACGCTTCACCAGCATCTTACTACAGACAACCAAGCGCCGCCCAGGCCCAAAACATTCGAGGAATGGCTGGAGCGCAAGGATATGATCGACAGTGTGGGAACCGCAGGTCGGCCCCCAGTCTCTAGCCATTGACACGGCTGGCCTTGTTGATGAGGTATTCTTCGGCGGGGCTGTGGGCGGTGGGAAGTCAGATTACCTGCTAGGTGACTTTGCTCAAGACGTAGACGAGTTTGGCGAGAATTGGCGCGGCATTCTATTTCGCCGGACGTATGGAGAATTAGAGGAGCTGATAGCCAGATCGCTGGAAATATACCCCCGATGGTTTGATGGCGCGGTCTATAAGGACAGCAAGAGCACATGGGTTTTTCCGAGCGGCTCAACGCTCAAGCTCAGATACCTTGAGCATGCCAACGACTGGATGCGTTATTGGGGCCACCAATATACGTGGATAGGGTGGGATGAACTTCCCTCTTGGAAGAATCTAATCCCATACCACAAGATGAAAGCCCGATTACGCTCGGCGCATGACATACCCGTTAAGCGAATTCGGTCGTCAGGAAACCCTGGCGGCCCGTCTCACTTGGCCGTTAAGCAGTATTTCGGCATCGATGAGCACCCCAATGGGTCTGTCCTGATTGCTGATGAAAAGACTCGAACCACTCGCATGTTCATTAAGTCACGGGTTCAGGACAATCTCATCTTGATGCAGAATGACCCTGGATACGTGGACAGGCTTCATGGATTGGGTTCAGAGCAGCTAGTAAAGGCATGGCTTGAGGGTGACTGGAACGTAGTCGAAGGCGCTTATTTCGACTGCTGGTCGGATGATATAATCATCAGGCCGTGCGAGCTACCAGAGCACTGGACGCGCTTTCGCTCGTTCGACTGGGGCTCCGCCAGACCTTTCTCGTGTGGTTGGTGGGCGGTGGCCTCGGAAGACTTTATACACCCCGATGGGCAGGTTATCCCCAAGAACGCATTAGTGCGATACCGGGAATGGTACGGGGCAAGCGGGCCAAATGTAGGACTTAAACTCACAGTTGAGCAGGTGGCAACCGAGATTGTTTCGCGTGAAACAGAAGACCCCAAGATCCATTATGGCGTTGCAGACCCCGCTATATTTGCTCAGGACGGCGGCCCGTCTATGGCAGAAAGGATGGCAAAGGCGACCCACAATAAGGTTTTATGGCGAAGAGCGGACAATAAACGCGTCGCAACGCATGGGCATATTGGCGGATGGGATCAAATGCGCGCCAGGATGGTCGGCGACGAAAGACCGATGATCTACTGCTTTGATACATGTACGGACTCAATCCGCACAATACCGTCACTACAGCACGATGAGAGCAAGCCGGAAGACTTGGACACCGAAGGCGAAGACCACGCTGCAGATGAATGGCGTTATGGCTGTATGTCCAGACCGTACACGAAACCCAAGCCGACTAAAGAGAAACCCATCAAGGGCATCGAAGCAATGTCACTGAATGACCTATGGAACGACAGGCCAAAAGGTAAGCGAATATAATGCAAGCAGAATCAAGAGAAGAGTTCGGCAGCGATAAGACTGCGCTAGTCAAATACTGGCTGGCTGAGTACGATCTCGCTTGTAAGCGGGAAGCCAAGTGGCAGAAGCAGGGCGATAACGTCATCAAGGTCTATGAAGATGATCGCCCTGAGCACGATTCATCGTCCGGCTTCAATATTCTGTGGGCAAACACCGAAACCCTGCTTCCAGCCATGTACTCCCGTACCCCCAAGCCGGTTGTTACCCGTCGATTCAAAGACAAAAACCCACTAGGGGTTCAGGCAAGCCGCATTTTACAGCGCGCACTCGAGGTGTCGCTGGATAGCTATGACTTTGATTCCGAAATACGCACAGCCGTACAGGACAGGCTATTGCCTGGTCGAGGGCAGGTGCGTGTTCGCTACATTCCAAAAATGGAGAAGGTGCCTGTCCCGCTAGAGACGGACGAGACGGGCACCCCCATCCCAAAAGAAGGCGAGGAGGTGATCGAATATCAGGGAGTCGCATGCTGCATGGAAGACCGTGTAGTGTACGAAGAAGTGAAGGCCGAATACGTCTACTGGAAGCACTTTAAGCACGGCCCAGGCCGCACATGGAGCGAGGTGCCGTGGTTATCCTATGATATTTATATGTCTCGCGACCAAGCCAAAAAGCGCTTTGGTAAGCTTGCGGAAAAGCTGAAATATAACCATTCACCCAACTCAGTCGATGACAGCGACGCAAATGCCGACCTGTTCAAGCAGGCGCATGTCATCGAGATATGGTCAAAATCCGATGATAAGGTCATCTGGATATCCCCAAGCTACAAGGAGGCACCGCTCGATTGCAAAGACGCTCCGATCAAGTTCCGTAGCGGCGCGCCATCTCCAAAGCCCCTGCTCAGTGTAACAACTAGCAAGAGCCTTATTCCCACCCCAGAGTATAAGCTGTATCAAGACCAAGCCCTCGAGCTCGACAAGCTTACAAAGCGACTCGATGCGGTTGTGGACGGTATCAAGGTTCGTGGCCTGTACGCCGGTGATGCAGAGAGCATCCCAAGGCTATTACAGGGCGAGAATAACGAGCTGATAGCCGTCGAGGATTGGATGTCCTACATGGACAAGGGAGGTATTGATAACCTGATCTCATGGCTCCCTGTCGACCAGCTTGTTAAAGTTGCCGCCGCACTATACGAGGCACGCGACAGGGCGAAAGAGGTGCTTTATGAGCTGACAGGCATCTCCGACATTGTTCGTGGGGCATCTAACCCAAATGAGACTCTGGGGGCGCAGCAGCTTAAGGGTCGATATGCCGCGATGCGGTTTGATACCCGTAAGGAGGCGGTCGCTACGTTTGCCCGTGACGTCATCCGGCTCAAGGCCGAGGTGATTGCCGAGCAGTTTAGCGCTGAAACGCTGCAGCTAATGACGGGCATGGAGGTCACTGACGAGGTTATGGAGTTGTTACGCAACGACCCTGCGCGCTCATTCATGATCGACATCGAGACCGATTCGACCATTTCTGTTGATGAAATGGAGGAAAAGGAACGCAGAACCGAGTTCTTGACTTCTGTTGGCGGATTTATGGAAAAAGCCTTGCCGATGGTGCAGGCAGAGCCGAAGATTGCCAAGATTGCCGGTGAGATGCTTTTATTCGCTGTCCGTGGATTCAGGGCGGGTAGAGAGCTCGAGTCATCCTTCGAGGATTTGGTTGAGGGCATGTCAACCGAAGACCCACAACAGAATCCAGCGATGTTACAGGCCCAACTTCAGCAAATAACCGAACAAATGCAGCAGCTACAAGAGCAGGCCAACGCCAACAAGATCAAGGCGCAGACTGACATTCAGATTGCGCAAATGAAGCAACAGGCAGCCAGCATGGAATCAGACAAGAAGCTCCAGGCTGACTTACAGATTGCTCAGATTAACGCAGGGGTTGAAATCAGGATTGCCGAGATCAAGGAACAGGGCGAGCTTCAGCGCGCAGTCGGTGAAAGACAGTCTGCCGCAGAGGAGCACGCCAACGCCCGGGCCGCTATCGACAAGGAAATTGCCGAGATTCGCGCAAACGCCGAGATTGAGATATCTAACATTATCGCACAGGCAGAGGCCGCAAGGGCTCAGGCCGACATTGGCTCGCCCGCACCGCCTGAAATCAAACTCCCCGATGTTTATGTGAATATCGAGAAAGATGGTAACAAGATCATTAAGCTACAGCGTGACGCTCAGGGTATTTCAGGCGCGAGGATTGAGGAAGAGTGAAGAAGAAAGTGGCGGGGAACTGCCAGTCGGAACTCGCCAAGGCCAAAAGGGAGATTGACAGATTGAAAGGCAAGCCTACACCTAAAGTGCGCGACGCAGCGTTTCCTAAGCGAAATCTATCTCCTGTGCGTAATCCGAAGGGGCGCGGGTAATGGCTTATATTGTTGACTCATATTCAGTTGGTGCATCGAACGCCTCAAGCGTCACGCCAGACTTAACGCAAGTCACTTACCAAACAGATGACCTGCTGCTTGTGTTTACCGCGCAAGACGGCGGGACAGGTACGCATAGCACCGCATCATCGGGGTGGAATACGGTAACAGGTCAGGCGGCGAACGCAGATCAAAGATCAACATGGCATTACAAGGTCGCGGGGTCGTCCTCGGAAACAGACCCGGTAATTTCCAGCACAGCATCAGGATCATGGTCATATCAGATTGTTGTTATCAGGGACGCAGACACCACCACGCCTATACACGCATCAGCAAGAGGGGATTGGTCAGGAACAACGGCCACATCACCCGCGCTTTCGACAACAAATGATAATTGCTTACTGCTGTACGGCCTGTCGTCAGATGGCGCTTACACATATTTCGAGAACGACAACGAGATTACTTATGAAGGCTATGCAAAGAGCGGAGCTATTTCTCAATGGCTTGCTTATACCGGGCTAGGCGTCGCCGGGTCGTGTCCATCTTCGGTATGGTATCCGCAGGTCGGCACAGAAGGCGGAAATTATTGGATTATTGCAGTTAACAATTCAACAGGCGGCACGCCGCAAAAGATATGTAAATCAGACGAGGAAGTCATTAACTTTTACGGCCACCATGCCAATGTGGGTATGGCTGTCACGTGGCTAGCGCCTAACTCCTTGGCAACAACGATTAACGGGATTTCTTGTTCATCAACAGTTGGCACTATATCAACAAGCACCACCGACATCATAACTAAAACTGTAATCGACTCAACTGAAAGCACGGCTGGGGCATGGGTGGGGGCCAGTCATGCAATCACCTCTACGGATTTAGATGGTCGCATTTTGACCATCCCATACACCCTTAGCTCGGGGTCCACAAACCCGAGGGTGGGCGTTGAGGGCTTAATTGTAGCCGTAAGCGATGGAACGAATTGGGCAGCATATCAATTATTGCCTGAATCATTTTGGTCGGCGGGCAACACGTTCTTGTCACAGGTGTGTTTGGGTAGCACGACCCCCTATGATTCTAGTGGCAGCGTGAATTTTTCCGCTATCACCAAGATAGGGTATTTTTATCACCGCGAAGGCTCGATAACAGGTTCAGTTAGCGTCACTGTGTTTATGGCGAGCGCGCTTGGAACAGCCGTTTACACAGGCGGTAGCGCGTCAAACCCCTTAAAACTGAGTGACATGAATGATGTATGGACTCGCCGCAACCGTACAGACTATACAAATCTACAGGGTAAGCAGCAGTTAAGAAATACCATGTCAATACAAATTGGGGACGGGGTTTCAGATACAGGGTTTTCCTTGCAGGCATCATCACATGAGTTTCCAGTAGCGTTTGATAATTATAACCACCACTGGAATGTGCCCGCGAGCAACGTGGGAATCACTTTTTACTTATCCGCAGATGATGATATTAACTTGCTTGGAATCCTCGCAACAGACACGCAGCAATCATTTACCATCAATCCATCAAGTAGCGCATCGGCTACCATCAGCACAGTTGGCGCAGCAATCATCGGTTATGACGTTGATTGGAATGTTTACACCTGCGACTCAGTGAACTTTAGCGAGTGCTATCAGATTGACGCTAATGCCTCGACGTTCACAGGGTGCTCAATCACAGATAGCGTGGCGAGTTCGGCGGCGATGTTTATTGACCCCGGTGCAACCATTGGTTGTGATTTCACAAAAGGATCGGAGACTTACGCGCTGGAAATCGCCGCGGCCGGATCTTACACAATTTCAGGCTCTACGTTTACGGGGTACACGACAGATATAAATGTCACCGCCGCAAGTGGAACCGTCACAATAACGAAGTTAGACAGTGACGCAACACCGACCTATACCAGTGCTGGTGCGACAGTGACATTTGTATCCCCAGCGGTTTACCAGTCTGTAACAATTACGGGAGCTACAGCGGGTAGTCGTGTCCAGATTTACGACACAACATCCTCAACTGAACTGTACAACGGTACGCCCACATTCCCGTACACATGGACGGATGGAAGTCCGGCAGCAGCAGATAGGGCTATCCGTTTACGCTGTTCTTATGTTAGCGGGACAAGTGCTAAGAACTTTATCGAGCAAAATATTGGGACGTGTGGACAGACTAGTAGCGATAACGCTGTTAGCTACCTTGTCAATCAGACCGATGATGATACCTACAATACCAATGCGATTGATGGCCCTGCTATCTACGCAACGTCAGGGATTACATTTACGGACGCCGCTACGGATTTGGTGAACTGTGACATCTCAGGTGGGGCCGTAACGTGGCCGACAATTTACGCCTGCTTCGTTCACTGGATTAACACATCAACTGGCATCACTGATGATATTGCCTATGTCTCTGCACCGGATACGGCGAATTATCTTCTTACCTCGATGAAGATTAAGAACACGTCAAGCCCAGAAGTAGCCCTGAGTGTATCGGGGGGCTTTGGTCGAGACGCTTCAACGGGAGCGTCAGCGGACATTGTGGACACAACTGGTGGTGATGTTTATCTCGTCCCTGACCATGTTGTTGCTTACGGTACAGGATCAGCTCTTAGCGCGGCTCAGGATGCTAAACTCACGGCTATTGATGGAACGGTCAGCAGCAACCTGAATGCCGCAATTACAGGAATACCTGACGCGGTATGG